GGCCCTGTTGCCCCTGTTAGAGGCAGCGAACCCACTTCAGTTCAATGTCGACGACTGAAGGGCGTCCAGAACGCTCAAGATGTCGTTTATCCTCAAACGGTTTTTGTGACCGCTTTAGGAACACCTTAAGAAGTGCAGGGGTCCCGTCGATTTCATTCTTCGGTATCCTGGATTTAGCAACATAGGCCTTTACCAAAGGCCTCTGCTGATCCTCATGCATACGGTGAACCTCGTAAGGGTCTCCGTGTGCCCACCTCCCAAGAGCTGAGCTCTCCCTAGTAACAACAGGGAAATGCTTGCCTAGCAGACTCTTCTTACGAAGGAGCCTGTCCAGGTAGGCAACCGACATTTCGTAACCAAGCTCAAAAAGCTGGTTTCGCAGTGAGACGGTTGACACCAACTCTTTTGCATCCTTCCGTGATTTGGGGAAAACCCGACGTACTCGGGCGACCGTTACTGGTCGTCCGGCGTAAAAGTCTGCCCCACAGGACTCTCTGAACCTTCCGGTCCAGAAAGATTTCCGAGTGTTCACGATAGCGCCGTAGCGCTCGAGTGCACTCATCACGGAACTCACATATTCAACGGGGACTACGATATCATCCCCGTAGACACGCACTTTCCCGTAGAGGGCCGTAAGGTCCTTTTGGGTAAGCTGGCGGTTGAGAGCCGACTCTATCCCTAGCATGACGATGGTGCAAAACACCATCGCTTCAAGGGGGAAGGTCAGCCCTGAACCCATAGACGCGTACTTCGCTAGACGGACGTTTACAATCCGTCCGTTAAGCGAGACATCAGCCGATCGAGAGCGCACTGCCTCTACCCCCTCACGAGAGTGAGGAAAGTAGTGAAATAGCTCTTTGACAAGCTGGTTGGAGACCCTGTCTGAGGCTTCCTTAAGATCTAAGGTAGCTAAATCCCCGTAAAGGGAACCTTCCTTGGCCAAGAGTTGGTTAGGCTCTTGGCTATCGAAACAGACAAAGTTGAGGGCATTATTATCAACCCTCATCTCTTCCTGCATCAAATCAAGCAACCCCTTCTGCAAAAACATCATGTAGGAGGGCTCGCACGCTATGATGCGGGGGGTCTTCAGCGTTTTAGGCACATGAATCACCCTTACGGGCCGTTCATTGCCGGGTTCACGGAAGTCCACATGGTTCGTGTGCCACCAAAGTGACCACGAAGGAAGACAGTGTTCACCGTAAGGAAACACTGCATCCAATCGGGTGGAGTACTCATTAAAGACGTACTTCTTATTGCCTTTCTTACGATCGGCAGTTGCCCCGGGACCATGAGCTGGGATCAATTCTCCGTTGTAGATCCTTCGATCGAGACGGGAATTGAGGCTTCTCCAGAGGAGATGAGCCATACGCCTGTAGTCCAAGATAGTATCAAGGCTACGAGCGCGATCACCAGCACGGACGTTCCGTTCACACTCGATGTACGCCTGTAGCGCGGCCTGGATTCGTTCATCTGAACACTCCAATTTGATCTTACCAAACGCCATTGTTACCTGGCGCAAGGCTTGAATCGCCGCGATATTGGGCTCGTCGAGCAATCGCCCACTCCAGCGGTCGAACACCTGATCCAACAGCCCACCTAGAAATCTGGGGAGCTGACCGCGTCGCCCGAAACCGGGAAACGCGGAGGGGTCTACACACTCGTTAGCCAGCGACCTGTGAAGGTCGTCGGCGAAAGCGGGTAGGGATATTGTCAGAAACGACATACCCTCGTGTTCGTACCGCGACTGGATGTATTCATAATCCAGTTGGGTGCTTGTGTGACATATGCTGCCGGCGTCAGCCAGCAGCGGCTGTAGGAACAACATAAGGCTTTTCATGGCTCCCCTTCCAGGTGAGTCAATCCATAGCCATGTTTTGCATTTAGCAGATCACTTGTCGAGTGACCCAGCAGAGAGAGCTTGTTTAGCTCTCTCCGCCAAGCCACTTGGTGAGATTTGCACCGGACGATGCATTGACCCAGGTCATAAGAGCCTGGGCAATATCCTTCTTATCAGCGATCGAGAAGCCCACAGCGGGCTCAACGGCGTTGAGGAAGAACTTGAAGGTCTTCTGTACGTTCACGCTCGCGTTGAGCGGATCGGCAGCAGTCTTCACAACATCCAGTTCAAGTGTACGCTTCGTCGTACCCAGCGAGTTCTTCGCAGGGATATGATTGACGCGCACGAGAACCGTGTTGTCGTCCTTGGTGTAAGTAGCGCCGTGCTCGAGCGTCCCCGTTTTCGGGAGCGAAAGAGCGACACCACCTACGGTGATTGCGACTGGATCTGCGAGTGCCATGGCATAATTCCTAACAGTAGGTTAATAGCTCGCCTTTTGAGCAAGCTTACTTAAGGCCCTTGGAAAGCCCAAGAGCTAGTAGAATGGCCCATTGTGACTCTGAGAAAGAATCAGGGTTGATGCCAAACCCGAAGGGTGAAGCGGCGACGCGCGATTTAACATGCGCGCCGACAACTATCTGTAGAGGTTCGGACGCTTTAGCCCAGGTAGTAGTACCTGTGCGGCGCCAAAGACCAAGTGGGAACGTAATCTCCTTTTCGGAGCGCGTTTCCCGCATAAGATAGCCGTATTGCATCACAATGCCATCCGACCACGACGATATATTGGCAAGAACATCGCCAAAATTGAACGCGTAATCGGCTAGCCAACTCCACGGTTGCAGGTTCCAAAGAACCTCAGGGTCGAGTCGAGTGCCCAACAAGGCATTCGCGTTAGACTCGAACTCTGCGAGACGTTGATCAAGATAGGGGAGCTCCGGATCGTAAATCCGGAAAGCGCCACTGAAGTAACTTTTGGTCACTGTTCTTGTAATCTCGACTGGGGTATAAGTCATAGACCTCGTACCAAAGTACGACTTGCCCCCGTAAGGGGTGCCGGTCGTTAACTCGTACGAGGACGTGGAAACAGGTTTTGACAACTGCTCCACGGTACTTATATCCGTGTCAAACTGGTAGCGACGACGAACCAACCTGTCGAGCTCTCGCTCGTACTGCTGTAAAGCAGCGCGAGTTTCAAGCACGACCCCAGCTAAAGCTTGGACATCCCTCATTATGGGAGCCCAGCCAAACTGGGCGTTCAAGTACTCTTGAGAACCGTTGCGAAACAGCTCTTTCAGAGTATATGAACGTTCGATCAACGAACCCATTAGTTTAGGCCATGCCTTTACATTACGGAGTTCGCCAATCGTTACAGCGAGGTCGATTGTCGGTTTAAGTGGTCTCACGGCGTTAATAGCCGATCCACCAAGGCCAAACATGATCTGATTTTCGTTGGAGACTTCCGTCTCCGAACGAAAGCCATTCGCGGAAGAGAACCCGGTCAAAAGAACCGGGCCTTCACTGTCGATCCCATAAGGGGCCGTATATGTGCCACGAATAGCAAGACTGTTGATCGAACTACTGATCCACAGCTTCTCAGTCATGAACCCGCTACCCAGGTCCTGGCGCGACAGATGTCGCCGCATCGCTGGTTGATCCACCTTAGTCCCCTCCTTGCGGAGAAGGGTTTGGTAGAATGGCCACAACGTATCAGTCGAGCGCGTTCTTTGACGCGTATTGACTCGAGACGTACTTGATGCGGACGGCGAGCCGCCCCAGAAACTGGTGCCAGTGATGGGCGCGCTCGTAAAGCGCGAGCGCTCACCATTGAATGACATTGGAGTTCCTTCCTACAGAACGGTTTAGGTGTTGTAAATCTGACACCATGCCGTGAACGCATAGCGCTCAG